CCGCGTGGCGCGAGCATGGCGCCGACCGGATCGTGGCGGAGGTCAATCAGGGCGGCGAACTGGTGGCCGAGATGATCCATCGCGTGGACGCCTTCGCCCCGGTGACGAGCGTGCGCGCCTCTCGCGGCAAGACAGCGCGGGCGGAGCCGGTGTCGCTGCTCTACGAGCGCGGGCTGGTGCGCCATGTCGGCGCGCATCCGGCGCTGGAGGATGAGCTTTGCGGCTTTGGCGACCCCGGCCATAGCCCCGACCGGGTGGATGCGCTGGTCTGGGCGCTGGCGGAGCTGATGCGCGCGCCGGGCGCCGGGCCGCGGGTGCGGTCGCTGTAACGAAACCGGAATTTTCAGGAGGCGCCGATGGCGTTCAGCTTTTTTGGCGCGCGGCGTGAAGCCGCGCGGGCGGTGAAGGCGTCCGCCGTGGGCGCGATGACCGCGATCCATGGCCTGGGCCGCGCCGCCTGGACGCCGCGCGACACCGTCTCGCTGACGCGGGTCGGCTATGGCGGCAACGTGGTCGGCTTTCGCTGCGTGCGCATGATCGCCGAGGCCGCCGCCGCGATTCCGCTGCGCTTCACCGAGGGCGGCGCGGCGCTGGCCGAGCATCCGCTGATGACGCTGCTGGAGCGGCCCAGCCCCGGCCAGGACGGCGCCGCTATGCTGGAGGCGGTCTATGGCCATCTGCAACTGGCTGGCAACGCCTATATCGAGGCGGCGACGCCGGTGGAGGGGCGGGGGCCGACCGAACTCCACGTGCTGCGCCCGGACCGGATGCGGGTGGCGCCCGGGCGCGACGGCTGGCCCGAGGCGTATGAATATCGGGTGGGCGCCTCGGCGCACCGCTTCGCCATGAACTGCGACGCGCCGCCGATCCTGCATCTGCGGGCGTTCCACCCGCTCGACGACCATTACGGGATGTCGCCGCTGGAGGCGGCGGCGACGTCGATCGACGTGCACAACGCCGCCGCCAAGTGGACCAAATCGCTGCTCGACAACGCCGCGCGCCCCTCCGGCGCCGTGGTCTATCGCGGCGTGGACGGCGCCGGGTCGCTGACCGACGAGCAATACAAGCGGGTGGTCGAGGAGCTGGAGAGCAACCATCAGGGCGCCCAGAACGCGGGCCGGCCGATGCTGCTGGAGGGGGGGCTGGACTGGAAGCCGATGGGGTTCTCTCCGTCCGAGATGGAGTTTCTGGAGACCAAGAACGCGGCGGCGCGTGAGATCGCGCTGGCGTTCGGGGTGCCGCCGATGCTGCTGGGCCTGCCCGGCGACAACACCTACGCGAATTATCAGGAGGCCAATCGCGCCTTCTTCCGGCAGGCGGTGATGCCGCTCGTCCGCCGGACGGCCGCCGCCCTGTCGGGGTGGCTGGGCTGGAGATGGGGCGGCGCAGTGCGGCTGGAGGCCGACCTCGACAAGGTTCCGGCGCTGTCGGGAGAAAGGGATGCGCAATGGAGAAGGATCGCAGCGGCCAGCTTTCTGGACGACCACGAGAAGCGCCAGTTGCTCGGCCTGCCGCCCCGCAGCGGCACGCGCTGACGCCGCCCCGGCAGGCGCCCGCGCCGCGCGTGGTGCTGGAGCCGTTCGAGGTGGCGGAGGCGCGGCGGCTGGCGCAGTTGCGGGTGATGGGGCGGCGCTGGCGGGCTTTGCAGACGCGGCTGAACGCCGTCACCACGCTGATGAACGCCTACCACAAGCGGCCCTGAGTGATGCAGCAGCAAGGGAGTATTTCCATGCAGACCCGCGCCGTGCAGGCCGCGCCCGGCCTGGAGACCAAGTTCATCGCCTTCGATGAGCGCGCCGCGTTGAGCGACGGGCGGATTGAGGGCTACGCCAGCCTGTTCGGGCTGACCGACCAGGGCGGCGACGAAGTGGCGCCCGGCGCCTTCGCCGTGTCGCTGGCGCGCAAGGGCCGCTCGGTCAAGCTGCTCTGGCAGCACGACCCGGCCCAGCCGATCGGGGTGTGGGAGGCGCTGCGCGAGGATGCGCTGGGCCTGCATGTCTCGGGACGGCTGATCACCGAAGTGCGCCGGGGCGCCGAGGCCGCCGCGCTGCTGAAGGCGGGCGCGGTGGACGGCTTGTCGATCGGCTATCGCGCCATCCGCTCGGAAAAGACGCCGGGCGGCGGGCGGCGGCTGATCGAGGTCGATCTTTGGGAAGTGTCGCTGGTTACGTTTCCGATGCTGCCCGAAGCCCGCGCCCTGAGCGGCGCGAAGACCGACGCCCTTGCCGGGCAGGCGGAGGACGAAGCCGCCCGCGCCCTGGCCGAGGCGCTGCGCGAGGCGCGCGGCGTGTTCTCCTGAACCCGCCGCCCGCAGGACAGACCTTTTCAACGACGGAGTATTTCATGGCCGACCGCGACGCGCCCGTTGGCGCCGACAAGGCGAGCGTTGTGCTCGACACCAAGGCCGAGGTTGCGAACTTTGTTCGTGATCTCAAGTCTTTTCAGGAAAGGATTGAAGTGAAGATGAAAACCCAGGACGACCGGATCTCGATGCTGGATCGCAAGGGCGCCGAGCGTCCGGCCCTGTCGCGCGCCGCCGACGACCAGACCCCGCACCGCAAGGCGCTGGACGCCTATCTGCGGTCAGGCGACGAGGCGGGCCTGCGCGCCGTATCGGTGGAGCGCAAGGGGCTGACCACCGCCGTCGCCGCCGAGGGCGGCTATCTGGTCGATCAGCTGACCGCCGCGCGCATCGAGGGCGTCAAGCGCGGCGCGGGCGCCGTGCGCGCGGTCGCCAATGTGGTGCAGATCGAGGCCGGCGTGTTCGAAGTGCTGGTGGACCGGGGCGACCTTGAGACCGGCTGGATCACCGAAGGCGCCGCGCCGACCGAGACCGCGCCGTCGCTGTTCGACAAGGTGAGCATTCCGCTGCACGAGCTGTCGGCGCTGCCGCGCGCCTCGCAGCGGCTGCTGGACGACAGCGCCTTCGACATCGAGGGCTGGCTGGCCGACCGGATCGCCGAGAAGTTCGCCCGCGCCGAGAACGCCGCCTTCGTCACCGGCGACGGGGTGGACAAGCCGACCGGTTTCCTGAGCTATCCCAAGGTCGCCGCCAACGCCTGGGCCTGGGGATCGCTGGGCTATGTCGCCACCGGCGCGGCGGGCGCGTTCAACCCGACCGATCCGGCCGATGCGCTGGTCGATCTGGTCTATAGCCTGGGCGCGCGCTATCGCAGCAACGCGGTGTTCGCGATGAACTCGAAAACCGCCGGCGCGGTGCGCAAGATGAAGGACGCCGACGGCAAGTTCCTTTGGTCGGAGAGCCTGAGCGCCGAGCAGGCCCCGCTGCTGCTGGGCTATCCGGTGTTGTCGGTAGAGGACATGCCCGACATCGCGCCCGACGCCTTCGCCATCGCGTTCGGCGATTTCCGCGCCGGCTACACCATCGCCGAGCGGCCCGACGTGCGCATTCTGCGCGACCCCTACTCCGCCAAGCCGCACGTGCAGTTCTTCGCCACCAGCCGCGTGGGCGGCGACGTGACCGATTTCGGCGCCATCCGGCTGCTGAAGTTCGCCGCCGCCTGAACCATCGCCGCGTGATGGAGAACGGACCCGGCGCCGGATGCGGCGCCGGGATGGAACAGCTTTTTGCGAGGCGGTGACGTCATGCTGATCGATGCAGCCCGGCCCTCGGCTTCCGCCGAGATGGTCGCTGAACTGGCCGCCCACCTGCGGCTGCCGCAGGGGTTCGCCGACGACGCCGCGTCGGAAGCGGCGCTGGCGCGGCTGATGGATGCGGCGGCGCGCGTGGTAGAGGACCGCACGCGCCGCGCGCTGCTGCAGCGCGTGATGCTGCTGCGGGTGAGCGCGTGGGATAGCCCTGACGCGCTGAGCCTGCCGGTGGAGCCGGTCGCGCAGGTCCTCGAACTGGCGCTGGCGCACGACGACGGCGCCCGCGCGACGGTCGATCCCGCGCTCTGGCGGCTGGCGAGCGTGGACGGGCGTTCCGCGATCCGGGCGCGGGCCGGGCGGCGGCTGCCGCCGATCCCGCGTGACGGCCATGCCGAGGCGCATCTTGTGGCGGGCTATGGCGGCGCCTGGGGCGATGCGCCGGAGGACCTGCGGCTGGCGGTGATCCAGCTTGCGGCGCATTTCTTCGAGCAGCGCGCCGAGGCGGCGCGCGGCCCGGCGTCGCTGCCGCTGAGTGTCGCCGCGCTGCTGGAGCCGTATCGGCGGGTGCGGTTGTGAGGGCGCCCGATCTGACCCGGCTGCTGACGCTGGAGGCGCGCGACGACGCGCCCGACGGCGGCGGCGGCGTGGCCGCGCGCTGGGTGCGCCTTGGCGCGCACTGGGCCGAGGTGCGCCCCGGCGCGGCGGTGGAGCAGGTGCTGGGCGGCGTCGAGGCCAGCGCGGTCACCCACCGCGTCACGCTGCGCTGGGCGCCGTTCGGCGCGCCGTCGCGGCCGAAGCCGAACCAGCGGTTCCGCGAGGGCGCGCGGGTGTTCGACATCCTGGGCGTCACCGAAGCCGACACCCGCAACGCCTGGCTGATCGCCTGGGTGCGCGAGGGGGGGCTGGCATGACCTACGCATTTTCGTGGCCGCTGCAACAGGCGCTGTTCGCGGCGCTGGGCGCCGACGCCGCCGTGGCCGCGCTGGCGGGCGGGCGCATCTATGACGCGGCCCCGCACGCGGCGGCCGATCCGCAGGACGGGCCGTGGATCGTGATCGGTGATGAGCAGGTGGACGCCTGGAGCACCGCCACCGATCGCGGCGCGGCGCACGCGGTGCAGATCTCGGTGGTTTGCGGCGCGGGCGGCTTTGGCGCGCTGAAGCGGCTCGCCGACGCGGTGTGCGCGGTGGCGCTGGGGCCGCTCGGCCTTAGCCGGGGCAGGGTGGTCAGCGCCAATTTTCTGGGCGGTCGCACCCGGCGGATCGAGGGCGCGGGCCTGCGCCAGATCGACCTGCGCTTTCGCCTGGCCATCGAAGACAACGTTTAAGTCATTCAGGAGATTGAGATCATGGCCGCGCAGCGGGGCAAGGACCTTTTGATCAAGCTGGACGCCGACGCGACCGGCGATTTCGTGACCGTCGCGGGTCTGCGCGCCACGCGCTTTGCGCTGAACGCCGCGCAGGTCGATGCGACCACGGCGGAGAGCGCCGGGCGCTGGCGCGAGCTGCTGGCCGGGGCGGGCGTACGCTCGGCCAGCGTCAGCGGGCGCGG